CACTCCGATGTGCAGATCGCTGATTATCAGACTCATGCTGGCTCCTTCACAAGGAATCGTACTTGGTACTCGGCGTAGGGGTTGTCATCTTCATCGTGCAGCCAGTCTTCCAGCTGGGAAGAACTGTCAAAGTATTCAACACCTACCTTTGGTAGCCTCAGCTCCATAACAGCTCCGGTATTGAGAAAGGTATACCAGACATGCCTGCACTCTAGTATCTCGCCCTTTGTCAGGGTGTATGTGAAATTCATATTCCGCCTCCAGAGTGCACCAGCGCCCCGACTAGACACTGGTGCCGTTGTTGTCACCTCTTTGTGAACCCATACACCTCAATCTCAGCCCTTTCTCGTGCAGCACAGGCGGCATCGAACGATCGAAATACTCCAAGGAACACACTCTTCCCGTCTTTTCGTATTTCAGCCCACCAACGGTTTTTTAGTTTATATTTGTAAACTCCTGTGCGGCCTGAAGTGTTAGTACTCCTAACCCTTTGGTTATACCCTTGCATAGACTCTGTAGCCCACCTGCAGTTAGATTTACTGTAGCCTTTGTTTGGGTCAACTCTATCAATCTCCAGATCGTCTGAGTATCCTTCCGACATATCAGACCAGAATCCTGCAAATGTTCGCCACTCTTGTGGGTACGTCACACCTCTTCCGCCATACTCCGAGTAATACATGGATTTAGGGTTGTCGCAGCGCTCTAGGATATGCGCCCAAATACTGTATTGGCGCGATGAGGACATACCGTGAGTTGTGCGCGACGCTAGGCGCGCCTCTCTTCCGTGACACCCACATGAAACGTACCTTCCAGATATAAAATCTTTGAGGGGTCGTTGCATTGTAGTTCCGCACGAACACTGAAGAATAAACTCTCTACGGTTTCCACCCTCAGTTCTGCGCGCAGATGGGGAAACCTCATGTATGACAGTGACTCGACCAAATATACTACCAACAAGGATCGTTCTTCCCTTCATCACATATCCTCTAGACTCCGCATACCCTTATAGGAAGGGTGCCGAGGTAAGTCCTTACGGCCCACTGGGAAGTGGTTGTAGGTGATAATCTGGCCCACGACTGCATCCTGATTGCTCCAGAACCATGCCCTGTCCTCTGCTGTAAACCCAGTGCCAATTTGGAAGACGGCCCCAGACTCGAAGCACTTGACGCTTAGCGCTCCCATCACTCCTCCGCAAACCTTATTCTCCTTGTGGGCCGACCTCTCTGTATGCCCAAGTGCGTTGGTCACCGCTTCGTTCATGTTGTGCTGTAGCTCGATTACCCCCAGAATTTCAGCTTCTGAGGACTCCATACGCTTCAGCTTCCCAAGCGTCCCTTCCTTCATCGTGCTCCGGCCATACTTGTAGGTGCCACCCAGGCTGCGGACCATGACCCCTTCCGCGCCCTTGGCAAGGAGCCCTTCCTCAATGCGGAGCAGGTCCGCCTCACAGTAGGCCCAGTGGTGCGGGACACGTTGGATTTTGTAGCCCGGTTGAGTGGCTGCCAATCGGTCAGCAAATCCGCTGAGAGGGAGGTCCCACCGATCGAATACGTAGTAGGCGAAATCCGGCTCGCCATCCTTCGACATGACCCCTGAATTGGTCACCCGGTAGCAGTCCTTGGCAAATGGGTCACCAACTATCAGCTCACCATCCAGGCCGTTATACTCAGGCATCCCAATGACTGTCTGCACGTACTCATTCCTAATCGGCTTCAGGTTACGACTGACGGCCACGCCATCAATAATCAGGCACCGGATACCGTCTAGTTTTTGCGAAACAAGTACGGGATACTTGACATCTGATGTGTCAGTGATTGTGTGAGAAAGCATGGGCTTCATTGTGACCACTCCTCTGGAGTCTTTATTGGTTTTGTAATTGCGTCTTTGTTGGCCTCGAACCAGGCTACCTTGGCCGCTGCTCTCTTAGTCCGCTGCTTCTCCTTGATGGCCTCTACCTTCTCCGGGTTTGCGGCACGCCATGCGTCGTGCCTTGCCTTGTCTTTCTCTGGGTTCTCTGCCCGCCACTTCGCGTGGGAGGCTCTAACTTTCTCAGGGTTTGCGGCACGCCATGCCGCGTCCTTGGCCCTCACTTTGTCCTTGTTTGCAGAGCCCCAGGCCCTGGAGAGCGCCCCTGTGCAAGCCTTGCAATAGGCCTGCTTACCGTCTGAGTTAAGTCTATTCGCATAGAACTCAGTCAGTGGCTTCTCCTCCTTGCACTTCCGGCAAACTTTCATGCCCCTCTTCCTTTCGGTATGGACGGGAAAATGAACGCCCGCTTGTTGGCGAGCTTGTTGTTCGAGACCATGATCTCCAGCCGCTCCTTGTTGGCCGCTGGGTTCTGGCGGGCCTTGTAGCATGGGCCACACTGGTAGACGATGACCTTGCCACCCCTGCCCTTGACCAGCCGGTGGAAGTCATCCTCGGGGTGCAGGCGCTGGCAGTAGGGGCAGAGTTTGAGGGGCGTCGGGCCAGTCATGACGCCCCTACCTTCCTACAGAAGACAACCTTTGGCTTCAGATTTACAGTGTCCCACACCCTAGCCCCTGACCAGCTATCAGTGCCAGCACCTGGGCCTCTCTTGCATGTGTAACCTTTAGTTACACCAACTTGAGTCCATCCAGCCATCTTGTATAGCCTCCCCTCTCTTGGCAATTCTACCAAAGTCTCAAACCCAATAACTTGATCACCATACTTGGCTATCCAGTCGTGCTGTATAACGTCTATAAACCTATAGACACATTTAACAGTAAAGTTCCTGACAGGGTACTTACCATTTACCTTAGAGACATTAAAGAAAATGTTATTAACTATGCTGTTCAGGTCTTTGCTATGTGTTCCAAGGAATTCATGCCTGCCTGGCAAATGCTTCGTAGCTGACCCACCCACTATGTGGCCATAATAGTCAGGGCCGACGTATATTGCATAGCAGATGTTCCTCCCAACAAACCCTTTAGGTTGTGAGTAGTGGACTTTCATACGCTCCAGTAAAAGCGGGTCCGTGCGCTTAGTTTGGATAAGCGAAATCATCCAAAATACCCAATCGACTTCATCGCTTCGGCAGCGCTGCTGTGGACAGGGAACTCACGCAGGTCGTGGCTCGGCACATCCGCCTTTAGGTAGCGAGGGTCTATGGCACGCCATTCATCGAAGAGGTAGTGGTAGACCAGGACCACGTCATCGCTGCCGGCCAGCTCCCACTTGTGCAGCGTCGGCAGTTGCGACAGGTTGCCTCTCGGCAGCCGGTAGGCGTGGGCCAGGCCCTTGACCTCGATGAAGCCAGCGTATGAGCCACAGCGGTAGATGTAATCAGCCGGCTGTGCCTGCATCATACTCATGCGGGCAGCTTTGGTATCAGGCAACCGAGCCCATGCAAACTTCACGCTATTGTTCCAACCCTTGAGCACCTTCTCGACCTGGGCCTCGACTTCGTTACCAACTTGGGGGCCAGTCAGAGACTGCCACCATTCGAGCGAATATTTTTTCATGTTGTTCTTCTTATTATGAGTTGTTGTAGCTGTTACACAGTCTTCGGCTTCTTCACTATCCTGTCCCACCGCTTCTTTACTCCGCACTCCTGAATGCGCTCATCCCTCAGTGTCAGTATGCAGTCATCACGCATGATGACAAAGCCGAACAGTACCTTGTGCCGGCTGGAGTGGTGGTCACACATGCCGTCCTTCTCATAGAACGGGCAGTTGATAGTTGGCTGGTGTCCCATCATTAAGGCTCCCACCTGGCCATCTCTTCATATCTCCGTCGAGTCTCATAGTGCGCCGTACCGAAACCTGACGACTCACGCTGGAGATGGTCCAGCTCTTTGCTCGCGTACTTCAGGGCCATCTCGTAAAACTTCTCTACCCACATGTGGTCAAAGATAGTTCTGCCCTGTGACTTAGGGTGCTCAAATACTTTACCAGGAGTTGACGGGTCAATCACTAGTATGCCCACCTTGAGTCCCCGTAGTTCCAACATCCTCTTGAGGTGGTGCTCTTCCTGGTGAGTTCGTACCACTATGCGGTCTCCGTCCTTGACCGACTCAAGCAAGGACGTTGTGCGCCCTGTCTGACGGGCACTGCGGAAGTAGATTTGAGCTGCACCAAGTAGTGCCGCTCCTATACCAAAATGATCCATGTTATTGCTCCTTGTCTAGGTCACACAGAAAAGCCGTCGGGCTCATGAACTCCTTGGCCAGTGTCAGTATTTGCTCTGGTGTGAGTACGAGTCTGATGATAGTCTCAAGGTGACTCACTCTTGCCGTTAACTCCTCCAAAGACCCTGTAGCATGAGACCTTGATAGGAGGACCATAGTAAAGGCCTCCTCCAGGCTGATCTCCCATGATGGCCACCCGGAAACTCCATAGTTTATCTTCATGTGTCAAACCTCCTGAATATTACACAGTCGCCTCGGTTTTGACAAACAGCCTAGCCAAAATTTGAGGCACGATCTCATCCAGCAGCGCCGGGTTCTCCGCCGCTTCATCCCCGCACTCGATCTGAGCCCCGAAGTTCATACCCAGGCTGACCGAGCCCAGGAACGGGACTGGCAGGTTGCCGTAAGGCTTGGTCATGGCCGCGACCACGACCTTGATCGACTCCAGTGCATCCTCCGCTGCCACCGACCATACAAGCTCGTCATGAATTGGTGCGAAAAACTGCATATCAAGTCTAAAAAGGATATTAGACCTCCATAGTTCACTCATTGCCAGTTTGGTCTGCTCTGCTGAGGCCCCTTGAATCCTGAAGTTCGGACCTTGACGCAGGGCCTTGTCCTTGACACCCCACTCACTCGACAGCAGCGAGTCCCGGAGATGGCGACGGCCCCCCAGCGGGGTCATGACATAGCCCAGCCGCTCGGCGTCAGCCTTGACCTCTTCCTTCCACTCCTCGAACCTCGGGAAGGCCTTGTACTTGGCATCCAGAAAGGTTTGAGCATCAGGCACAGGAATGACTAGGGTTTCGGCCAGTTTCGGTGCTTGACAATCGTACTGAGCCGCAAAATTGCATCCTTTACCGTCTTTGCGCAGATCATCGGCCATTTTGTGAGTGGTTGGGTCCTTACTCCGACGTAGGCGAAGGAAAAGGTCATAGTCTGTTAGCCCATCATCGTCATACTCCTTGGCAAACCGTGCTACAGTTTCTTTCCCCCACTTGGCCAGCATGGCTTCAGAGGCGGTCATCGAGTGCATGTCCTTCTTGTGATCCCCAACGAAGCAGTCGAGCATGCCCTGGTCCATGGACTGGCCAGCGCCCTGCCGCAGCTCCTGTCCAGCGAAGTCCACCGACACAACCACTGCTCCCTTCTTGTGTGGCAGGAAGCACTCCCGGAACTTGACGCCCTCACCCTTCTTCGGGAGCTGGGCGAGGTTAGGGTCACTGGGGGCGAAGCGGCGGGTCACCGTCCTGCACTGCCCGGCCTGCCCATGAATCTTCCCGTCCAGCCAGTGAGGCATGTGGGCATAGGGCTTGTAGAACAGGCTGGACCGGGTCGCGCATTTCTTCATGGTCCTGATCGTGCTCAGGACCTTGGCCACCTCCGGCCTTCCTTCCACGTCCAGGGCCAGGGCGAAGTCGACAGCCGTGTCGTCCGTCTTGGCCTTGGTCATGAGCAGCTCCTTGGTCACTGCCTCGACATCGACCGGTGGTGGATAATCGCTGAACATGTAGGCCGGCGCTGGTGGCACGTCGTGCCCGGCCCACCGCTTCTTGTGGTCCGACACCAGCCGGGAGAGCAGGGGCTTCTTCTCCCGCTCGGTGGCAGTTGTGGAGTTGACCAGCCGCACAGGCAGGTCCAGGGTCTTGTACAGCAGGTTGCGCATCTGGAGTGGGCTGCCGAGGTTTAGTTCCGGCTCACCCTTGAAACGTGACTTTACCAGGTCATTGATCTGCTCGATATTCCCCCGCATGATGCACTGAGCCACCAGCGGAGCGTCCTCATGCTCCAGCAGGTTCACCAGCTTGGCGAGCTTGGACGGGGTCCTGACCATGGTCTTGAGTTCTTCACCAAGCACGATCGAGCAAACTTCCTTGATGGTGGCCGGGGTCAGCTCCTTGTACTGCGGCGTGACAGTCCCCTCCCAGCCCTGCTCAATCAGGAAGTCACGCAGCGTGGCCCAGGCCTTGGCCGAGGTCACTGCATCCTCCGACTCCAGCTCCTTCATGCGCTGCAGGGAGAACTTAGTGCCGCCGACGTAGGCCAGGGCCATGACGTAGGACGGGAGCTGCTCCACCTGGAGTTGCAGGTCCCAAGTCTTCTCAATCTCCATGCGGACACGGAAGTGGTTGAACAACGCCGCCGTGCAGATGGTGTCGTCCGCACCGTAGGAGAGGACATGCTCGGCGGTGAGCTGGTTCATCTTGAGTTGCCGGCCCGTACCGTCTTCGTCATAAAAAGTCGTCACATCCGCATACGACTGCTGCTCGTAATCAAGGTAGTGCTTGGAACCCTGCTTCAGGCCCAGGCTGCTGTTCTCGTTCACGTAGCTGGCCAGGAACACGGTGTCGATCACGTTCGGCAGGAAGCCATGCCACCCATTGTCCTTGAGCTGGTCGCCCCACTCCTTGTACAGGATAGGTCCTTCAAAGGCGAAGTTCTGGATGACGATGTGCTTGTCGCTGGGGATCATGCGAATGATGTCCAGCACGTCAGCGCTCGACACGTTGGCTGTGTTCGCATGGTCCACGCTGAAGTACAGGGTGCGGTTGTTGTTGCGGCCCACTGTCAGGCCAAGCCCAGTCAGCTTTGAGCCGAGGACATCGACCTTGTTGGTCTTGTCGCCGGCTATGAGCCACTCGTCAGATTCCTCCGGCGTGCTGGTTTCAATGTCCAGTGTGAAGAAAGGAGAGTCCTTGATGTACTCCTCTAGGATGTCGTCGTCGTAGTTGTCCTGGTCTACAAGGGTCACCACCTGCGCCCACTTGTGCAGCCGCTTGTCCTCGAACGCGCTGACCGGCTTGACCATGCCCGCCTTCCACTCCAGCGGCTGGCGCAGGGTGTTGACCCACTCATCATGCAGCAGGGCACAGTCGTAGGATTGGTAGACGTGCTCGGCACTGTCGATGATCAGCTTCAGGGGCTTGAACTCGGCCACGTCATCAGCCAGTTCGTGCAGAGTCCGCCTCTTCATCATCCCCTCAAGGGCAGCCAGGCCACCCTCACCGGCCCAGACCATGAAATCGAGGAAGGTCTTCGGCCCGAACCGGGTCGCGCCCTTGTACTCGCTGCCATCCCCGACCAGGGCCTTGTACACCGGGATGAGTTTGTGGGGGAAGGGGCCGTAGGGGTTCTCACGGGTCAGCATGCCGCCGCGCCAGAGAGCCACGTCCGGGCCAATCAGTGTCGCCATGTCCCCGTCCGTCGTCAGGATCACCTTCTCGCCGTCGAGGTTGCGGGCCAGGTAGGCGATGATGTCGTCAGCCTCTACCCCTTCCTGGGTCACGATCTGAGAGCCCAGGTTGCGGAAGGTCTGGGTCAGCTTGTCCCGCAGGATGCTGAATTGCTCATAGGCTAGGCTGGGGCGAGAGTCCCGGCCTTCCTTGTACCCGTTGTAGATGGCCTTCCGGCGCTGCTTCGAGTACGCGCCCTCGACCACGAAGATGGTCTCGATCGGGACCACGTCCAGCTCGCCCATGACGCTGAGCAGGTGGCTGATGGCGCACTCCTGCCCGAACTGCCACCCATTGACATGGACCTCCTTACCCTCGTGCTCCACAACCATGCCGAACTCTTTGTCCTTGCCGGCCAGCAGCGACTGCCACAGCAGGCTGCTTACGTCCACGATCAGTCTTCTCATTGGATTTTCCTTAAAGCGCTCTCAGCGATACGTCTCATGTCATAAGCCGTAGTCACGGTATCTGGGGGGACCACACTTATCCTGTACAGGTCATAAATCAGGTCTTCAATGAGTGTGGCTGCCTCGTGACAAACGATATGGACATCAACCTCATCAGTGCTACTGAGGTTTCTAAGTCTGCCTGGCAACCCCAAGTCATTAAACTGAGTAGTCATTTGCGTGCCATCCTTTCCACACTTGATTTGAGGAACCACCACATGATCCCCAACAAGTCTGCCCAGATTGCCAGGAAGCTGAAGGGGCTTGACCCAGCCCACGACCAGGGTCCAGAGCATGCGCCCGGTCATTTGCAGCGCTGCCCCCATGAAGAGGGGCAGCATCATGCTCATCAGCAACCAGTGGGGCAGATCGACAGGCTCTACCTGTTCGATCTGGCTGTGCATTTCTGCGACAGCTTCATCCCTGATACGTCGGAGTTCACCTACGTCCATACTGCCTCTCCCGTAATTCCTGCTCGGTCTGACAGGCCACGCACTTGATCCGGCCAAGGGCTAGGCGGGCCGGAACAATCTCCACGCCGCACTCACATTCCGTCACCGGCCACGTTCCGTCCGCATTCTGCTTCTGCTGGGGTGCAGCCTTGGCCCGTGCTGCGGCCTCGCTGTTGCGAGTGAACGTTTCCGTGATGGCACTCGCGGCGTCGATCATGTCCGCGCAGCGGTCGGACTCCTCTTGAAATGTGCTCATGATCCTCCTTTGACGTACTCAATCCGGGCCTTGGCCAGGGCCACGTTTTCAGGGTCCAGATCAATACCCACAAACGACCGCCCCTCGATCATTGCTGCCTTGCCCGTTGACCCAGACCCCATGAACCCATCGAGGACAGTCCCACCTTCAGGGGTCACCAGTCTGACCAAGTAGCGCATCAACTCAGTTGGTTTCACAGTCAGGTGTGAGTTCCCGTCTCTGGTGCCCTCATTGCGGTCCTGCTTGTTTGGTTTAGCACAGTAGAAGAAGCGGGCTGCACTTAGGTCGTCACCATCATCGTACCCCGCCACTTTGTCAGACCCAGCAAACCCCCAGCCCTTGGCCTGTAAAGCAGCCACGGACTCCGCACTGGCTGTTACCCGGTGAGGTTTGCAGCCTGGGTTGTTGTTGGGGAACAGGGCAGTCACCTCTTTGCTTCCGTCGTGGATGATGTTGGCGGGGTAGCGGCCTGCCTCATTCGGAACGTAAGCAACACGCTCTCTCTGTCCATAGGCGTTCAACGTAGGACTTCCCTCGTCCCCATCAACCCCATAATCAGTACGATCCCCTTGTGGCCGCACTACCCGGCACGAGTCGATGTTCAACTTCATGCCCTTGCCTGGTTTGCGGGCCACAATGATCGGCTCATGTGCCGGCTTGAGATTGCCCGACTTGGGCATACCTTGGGCATACATCCAGGCGATGGAGTCCCGGATTTCAAATCCGGCATCCTCGATGTTGCACGCCATGCGGTGCTGTGTGCGTGTGCCAGCAAAGGCTAGGAGGAAGCCACCGGGCTTCAGCACCCGGAGGTGGGCATGCCAATCAGACACGCTCGGGATGGTGTAGTCCCAGTGAGCACTCATGAATTTCAGCCCATAGGGGGGATCACAAACGATACTGTCCATGCAGCAAGAGGGGAAGTGTGCGGCGAGGACAGCGGCGCACGCGCCGTGGTGTAGTGAGTACTCGCTCATCCCAGCTTCCCAAGAACAACATCCACAGCATCATGCAGGTCCTGCATCGTGCCTTCGTTGCTAATCTCGAACTCTGCAAAGGTGCTGAGCCCATTCTCGGAGCTGTGCCTGCCGTCTTCCCCATCTAGGCCCGCTGACTTGCGGGTGACCTCGATCATGACCGCGCCCAGAGAGCGGAGCATGCTCGCTTCAACATCAGTGCGGACATCCGGGACGACCACGTCATCCGTCAATGCGAGGATGCCGTAGCTGAGTTCCCAGCGCTTGCACCAGGTGTCCTCACCGAACGTGCCCTTGACTGCTTCCGTGCCCAGCTTCTGAAACATCTGCCGTGGGGACATGCCCCAGTACTCGATCACGACCTCCTTCAGGTCCTCGTTCCATGTCTGCTCGGCAGTCAGGCCGAAGATGTGCTGTGCCGCCATCTTCAGCGGGTCGGCGAAAGCAATCCGGGTGTAGCCATACTCAGCCCAGAGGTACTTGGCGATGCTGTCCTTGCCACTACGGGCAAGGCCGGTAATTCCAATGATTTTCATATTATTCTTCTTTATAGTTATTGTTGTGCTACTCGGCGTCGGTTTTACTGACAGGCTTTTGAAGCCCCCCATACATGAACCTGTATAACCGGGTGATATACCCCTGAAGGGCACGCTCTGATGGGTTCTCCTTACGAACTGCCAACCTACAGAACACCTTGGAGAACTCCCCAGTACTCATCCACTGTGGTACGAGTTTCGGGTAGAGGATGGCGAGGGCATCGCCTGGTGTGCAGAGGATGGCCACCCACTTATCGAACGTGGCCTGGCTCGGCGGGTCCCGACGTACCCGTGTCTTCAGCACTGCCCTCCATGAGATGTCAGGATTACCCTGCCACAGGGCCGTGACCGCATCCACCGCCCCACGTCCGCGCCGGTAGGCCTCCTGCCACAGGGAGCACAGGTGCTCGTCCGTGAAGTTGACCTTGTGCCTCTTGTGCAGCCACGCCCAGTGATCAGTCCCTACCTTCAGCCCGGTGCAGAACCGGCTGTGGATCGCACCGTCGATGATGCCGTAGGACCTGTCGCCGTGGTGAACCATCATGGCAGCCTTGTCAAAGGCCAGGGTCGCTCCCTCGGCATTGCCCAAGGCATAGAGCAGGCGCAGCGTCTGCTCGTTGAAGTCCTTGCCCAGGACCACCCAGTTCTTCAACGCCACGGAGCTGGCCGTGACCAGGTCCTCGACGGAGTCTCCTTCGCCAGCAAACTTCGGCCAGAGCCAGGCGTCAAAAATCGCCTCGGTTTCAATCCCTGTGGCGGGGACCGGAGGCGACATGACGCTGCGCAGCGGGAGACCGAAGAAGACCTTGTTGGTGACCCAGGGCAGGGTCTCCAACGTCACCAGCCTGGGGCCGTTGGCGCCGGCCCGGCAGTACCTTCGGCAGCAGCGCATCAACGCCGCCTTGAAGACCTCGACCCGGTCCATTACACCGACTCCATCGCCGCCTTCTCTGCGGCCAGGTCGCGGTTCAGGCAGCGCTCCGCATCAAACTTCAGGTCAGGGTAGCGGGCTTCGAGTTTGGAAATATTGACTGATAGGACGTGGTCCAGGACCTCACCGGCCTCACCCCCAATACCTAGTGCGGCGTGGATAACGTTGTCTCTATGGGTGTAACCCTCTGGGGCTGTGCGCAGTGACAGCTTGCTGTACGTTTCAATGTCCATGTTCTCTCCTTGATATGGAAAAGCCCCCACCGAAGTGGGGGCCTGAACTACGCCGTCGTTTAAGGCTTAGGCTTCGAGCGAGAACGCTGCGTTCTGGGTGCCCAGCCAGTTGTAGATGGCGTTGGCGGCGGCGCGGGCTGCCGGAGACTTGCGACCGTTGGAGCCGGTCGACTTGTAGTTCTCGCCGACGAACTTCTCAACGGCTGCCTGGTTGGCTGCCTTGGCGTCCGATGCGTCCGCTTCAACAGCGGTCGGCCACTCTTTGCCAGCGGAGTCGAGATACTTGGTGATTTCAGTTGCCATAGTGATATGCCTCTTTCTAGTTGTTGTAGTGCTACAAGGCGGACAAGGCTGTCCGTAAATCAGGGTCCAGGTTGGTGGCTTTTTCCAGCAGCCAGGACACATAGGACTTCGGCAGGTCAGTGAGCTTGGTGCCCCTGTGTTTGCCGAAAGGAATCTTTGCTGTGGTCAGGGGTATGGACTGGATGTGCAGTAGCTCACTCAGGCCACAGCCAGCATCAGCGCACATCTGCTTGACCAGTTTCAGGAGCACATCCAGGTCCCCGTCAGCACTGTGCGCCTTCTCGCGGGCCACCTCGATGCCAAGCATGGCAGCCAGTGTGCCCTGCTTGTGGTTGGCCGCATCCGGGTACAGGCGGCGGGCCACCTTCAGAGTGCAGAGAATCCGAGTATCGCCGTGCATGAGTTCCCGGAGGAACCGGAAGTCGAAGGCAGCGTTGTGGGCACAGAACACCACATCATCGCCGAACAGCGGGTGGCCCACGCTGGCCATGTACTCTTCCAGGCTCGGGGCGTCCGCCACCATCGCGTCCGTGATGCCGTTGACGGCACTGGCTGCGTAGTGGATGGGCTTGCCTGGATTGATCAGGCTCGCACCCTGAGCGAGGATGTTGAAATCCTCATCAATCTGCGCCCAGGCCACCTCGCAGACTGCATCATCGGCACCGACCCCGGTTGTTTCTGTATCTGCAAGGAAGAATCTCATGGTTGTCTCTTGTTCTTATTGTTGGTGACCTACTCAACTACACTCGGCCCTCTCCGCGAGGGTGACTCTGGACAGTCTGTTAGGGGTACCAGCCCTTATCCAAGTGTATGTGACTAGGTGCTGGTTACGTCTCTTCCAGCGTCTGGTCTAGCCAGACCGTGTTGCCTTAGCAGATTACCCTGGCAATTCAGGCTTGGGTGGAAGGACTAGGTAGCTCACCACCTAGAAGAACACCCCACGCTCCCGCAGCGGGACGCATCTGCCATACGCTGAGAAATTCTTGAGGCGGCCCCGACCTCAGTGGGCCGGGGCTGGCCGTCTTACTTTGCCTTGGGCACGAAGAAGGAGAAGTTGGTGTACTTGTCACCGTTCTTGTTCGACTGCTTCTGGGCATGGACCTCGATCAGGTCAATAGGTTTGACACGCCCTGACTGCTCCAACAGGCCCCGACTGGTGCAGAAGGAGGTCCAGTTACCCATACTCGTCTGCGAGCATTGAAGGCAGGCCAGTTGCCGCTCATCGACAGGGATGGCACCTGTCTTTGACGACCAAGTCACGAAGCCCCACAGGTCCATATAGGGACTCTTCTTGGCCTTGGCGAAGCCCTTGGCCCGCAGCGTGTTGAGGTAATCCGTTACGAGCGTACCTTCGCCGCTGATGGTCTCGTTGTCGAGACTGACGCGGAAGAAGTCCTTCGCCTCCTTGTCATTCTCACCGGTTCCGATGGCCCAGCGATGGTTGAAGCTGACCAATTCAAACTGAATCGCCTCACCCAGGTCCTGGTCACCAAGGGCCATCGACCCCTGCTCGCCCTTGATACGGGGCGCGGCCATGGACAGGCCTTCAACAGTGGCGTTGTCGAAGACGTTGTTCTTGTCCTTGAATGCGGGCTCGAACTTGCGCACGTTGGTGGATACGCCAGTGCTGGCGGCCTTGGCGATGGCCGTGCTGGCTTGTGCGGCTGCTTCTGCAGTGGTGTCGGTGGTGTCATCCATCGGTTCAAATTCCGGCTGATTGCGAAGTCCCATGATATTTCCTCTAGGTTGTGGTTATGGTTCGCCTCTAGTACGAGACGAATTATAGCTGACTGCTTGGGGGTGTTGTCAACATCTATCTACATTGCGCACTCCTTTCTTTATTGGCACGATAGGCAGGCATACAGTAGACCGTGTCATAGCCGTGGCTTACCCGACTGCCTTGGCACGATAGGCAGCTACCCATCACGCAAAAGTATTGACCCCCTCCTTATCGAGGTAGGCCAACGACAACTTGAAGATGACAGCCCGTGGCGAGTCCCACATGATGCTGTCAGGTACGGCGCGCTGCATGGTGCCACCGTAGTTGATCAGTGCCGACTGCCAGGCATTGTGGCTGTCGAACAGCACCTCCAGGCCCAGGCTGCGCTGATACCTGACGTACTTGTCAAAGGCATTGCGCAGCTTCAGCTCGATGTACGTGTCCTTGACCACATAGTCCACGTTCTGGACCATCCGGTAGGCATCATCGGCGTTGCGTGTCAGGTCAGCCATCGTATCCAGGACGCGGCTGACTTCGCTCAGGTTCCTCGGGATGCTGTCCATGACGTTGTCCAGGATGCTGTCACGCAGCTCATCCAGTCGAGCGTCAAAGAGAGTGCCGAAGACACGGGCCAGGGTCCCTTTCAGGAAGTCGAGACCGGTCAGGGTCACGGCCAGGTTGTAGGCCGGGCGGGTGGCGTCGTCCGCCATGGTCGAGGTCACCTTCCCGGTGACTGTCTTGAGGTTGAGCATGACCTGTGAGTGCAGCCACTCCCGGTCAATGGCTAGGGCTGCCATGGCTAGGGACTTGCCAATACGGCCCATCTTGTGGGCACTGTCGAGGCATCGCTCGAAGTACTTGTCCCGTCCAGAGCGGTCAGTCTTGGACATGGCCACGCACACGCAGCGCTCCAGGATCGCGCTCTGGTCTTCCAGAGCTTCACCGACAAAGGCGATCGGGGCGCTGTTCGTGAAGTTGGTCACGGTCAGCTCCCGCACCGACTTGTCCCGGCCCAGGCTGCCCCGTGACAGGTGGTCAGCCGTGTAGTTGGACCGGAGGATGTTCTGCAGGAAGTCGAGCATGCTCTTGTGGAGCTGTCGGCGCTTGACCTCCTCAAAGACCAGGGGCAGCGATGCCGAGGCGGCGACGGCGGCGATGATCGGGAAGTGGGTCTGGCCGGCGACGCCGAACTGCCGGGGCTCTACCATGTGGTAGTGCAGGTGGTTCAGCAGGATCACGGTCATGGATTTGCCCGCTCCTGCCTGCCCATAGACCTGGAGCGAGGGGAACCTCTTGAACTTTCGCCTGATCAGTTGCGTCAGGAAGGCAGCGCAGAACCAGCCCAGGGTCTTGGCCACGTTCTGGCTCGTGTTGATCTGGAGCAGGTCGCTGATATAGTTCTCATCTTCAGTGGTCATTTCCGGGGCGTGCATCAGGTCCGATCGGTAGGTGCCACCCGCATTGTAGACACCGTTGTATCGGTAGCTGATCCCCTCCCGGAGGCACGTTACCTTGTCTGGTGCTGCCCAGATCACATCCTCGTCGTCAGCCGAGTCAGCGCCAGGGGGTGTGACGACATCAATCCCCTCCCGCTCCACGGCGTACACCGTGTTGGTGGTGCCTTTGCGGAACAGGTCCGCGAGGCTGCTTACTTGTTGGTCAGTGCCGCGCATTGAGGCTCCTAAAAGTAGTGCCCAGTTGTTGAACTGGGACCGGGTTGCGAGTGCGTTCATGGGCAGGAACTTCTTCCCTCTTGGCTTACCATCCAGGGTCACGTCGAGTTCATAGCCAAGGTTGTCGCCACCAAGCTGAGCCATGGCCAGCGGGTTCTGCAGGCCCAGGTCGCAGATGTTTCGGTAGCCTTCGTCACAGCGGGCGAAGATGCCCTGCTTGCTGATGCGGAGCTGGCCCCCGTTCTCGTCCAGTGACACTGGCGCTGCTGGGGCTGGCTCCGGGTCCCCCTCCTTGCGGGGCGCTGCCGGGGCGGTGGGCTCGACCGCGTCCGGGAGGAACTCGCCGAAGATGATGTCCGAGTTGGCCCGGACCTCGGGCATGAGCAGGGCCATGATTGCGCCGACGCTGTACTCCATCGTCGGGTTGCCGTTGCAGTACCGGAACATGTCCCGCAGATCGGTGCGCCGCTTGGCCGGGCTGTTGTAGCGGGAGCTGTCGCTCTCGTGGCTCTCGATGACGCCGGCTGCATCCTTGAGCAGTTGGTCCTCGGTCTTGCCCAGCTCGGCGGCCACGATGGCAAGCTGCATCGAGATGTGGTTCCAGCCCACGCCCGGCTTGATGGTGACGCCGTGGAGGATGCCCTCGAAGGTGTCCGGCCACTCACCCTTGAAGCGTGCCAGTGGGCTGTCCACGACCTTGCGTGTCTTCTTCCGGGCGACCGCTTTCTCGACCTTGTCCCTTGACTGGGCGTAGAGCAGGCCCAGGTCCGCGTTGAGGCTGGGTGGTTCGATCGGCAGGGCGTTGCGGGGGCTGTTGCAGACCCCAGCGTAGGTCTCGGGCGTCATGGTCAGTGCTTCTTCAGCACTGATCTGGACCTTGTACTTGCCGTTGTCGGCCCGCTTGACGTTCGGGCACCGCCACTGCCGACCACGCTTCGTGCTGTAGACGTTCATGTCCAGCGTGTCTACGAAGAGGCCGTAAGCCATCTCCCGGTAGATGTGGGGCAGGTGCAGCACTCCGGCCACCGGCACCTTGCCCATGAACATCTGGGCCGGGACCTCGATGTGGTAGCCCTTCTTACCTGTGGCGTAGAGCCGGAGCATGTCCAGGTCCACGTTCATGGCTTTCAGCTTGAGGAGGAATACCTTGAACTGCTCGGTGGCTTCCTCGATGTCCTCTGCATCAAAGTCAGCGTAGAAAGAGCCCGAATATCTCAGCGCCCGTATCTCATCCCCTGTAAGGTCAGTGTCAAACGAGTTGTCCACGTCCAGGACACTGATCAGTGCCGGCTTACGTGTCTTTGTAATATTCTCCCGCTCTGTGGCCAGAGCTGGAATCCATTTGGATTTCCCCTCCATCTGGTAAAAGAGATACATTGTCATGAGTCAGTTTCCTCACAGGCACCAACCTCAACATACGGCCTTGCAGTTGGTGTGGTTAGAGCCGACTTCACATCCCACCCACATTTAGTTATACGCTCATATACAGTGTGGTACCTTCGGTTGTATAGTGCGCACCACTGCATCATGTTCTTTGTCACACCATCTATAGTTACCAGATGATTTCTTCTATTATTGTTAGCCTGTACCTTTTTAGTCTGCCAAGACACGTTACCCGGTACATACCCTGCACTATTGTCAGACCTCTCTATGCTGTGATTATTGCTAGGCCTCGGACCTACGTAGGCATAGAAGGCTTGAAAGTCGTTAACCCAGGGGTCGAATAGAGTTATGCCCCTTCCTCCATAATTCTTGTATGAATGGGTGTTTTCGTTAAAGCACCTTGTCTTAATAGCAGCCCATATCTTAAATTCAGGAGACTTTGACATACCGTGGGTTTTAATACCATTGTTTGTCTTTTTCCTGGCCATACACCCACACGACTTTGTGGTCTTCTTCCTCAGAGAATTAAGTGGCCCTTCCCATTCCCCTCCACAGTCACACTTCGCCTTAGCAACTGCCCCTTTTTTGCCTGGAAATATGGCAGTCACAACCAACCTGCCAAAACGTTCTCCAGCCGACTCTATCGCCGGTCTTCTTATTGTATTCATCTGCATTCCTAGTTGAAAACAGTAGAATCCCTGGTCACTCTTGCGAGCGTTGGAGGACCGGGGACAGGCCGGCACCAGGGATTCTACTGTTTTGTCATTTTCCACCTCCAAGTGGCAGCCGACAGGCTACGCCCTTGACCTTCCTCGGTCAAGGGCGTAACGGCATTACGGACATAAATTACACACTTGGGTTGGTTGTGGCAAGGTTTAGAGCAGTGGTCTCGGCTTGACAGGCTCCGTGTACCAGTCCGCTGGTGGTATGCTGTCTCTGCCATGAGCCATAATGTGCATGAGGTCCTCAAATGTTGGAGTCGGTAGATGTTTCCCAATGTTCCTCACATCCTCCAGAATCGACTCTGCTTCAGAGGCCATTTTGGACAGGCCACCAATATAGGCGGTTAGCCTTCTTTCCCGAGCAGAGGATGCTGCCAGCCGCCGCTCCAGCTCCGTCTCCCGCTCAATTGACTTGGCGAGAGCTGCCTTCAGTTCATCTCTGCTGCCCTCAGACTTGACCAAGTTCCCCCTCAGTGCCTCCTCTCTCTGGAGGGACTCTATCATTGCAGCCCTCAACTCTTGCATGGTCTTGGACTCATCAGGGACGAAGGCTTCACTCCTCTCTAGCCATGCCAGGGCCTCCATCGTGTTGTATTGCAACTGCTTCAGGTGCTTAACAGCCAATCGAAGACACCCACCTTTTGAGTTTACTTCATTGATTTCCATACCAGTCATCCTTTCTAAAATGAGAAATCACACCAAACGTTTGATACGCCCCACCACAGCGACATTTAGCTGGGTAGTCGTAGTACGCCGGCCTTTCATCGCCGCAGTTAGAGCATTTCTCCATGCGCTTCTTAGGGGCAAAGCCCTTCGCATGCCAAAACTCTATAGGCTTCTTCCTGAGTCCCTTCGGTTGCTTGGAGGCAAACTTACTAGGCATATCACTCCTCTCCAAAAACAATCTTCCGAATCTCACTCACCGTCAGGTAAGCAAGCGCTTTCTGCACGGGCATGATCAGTGCCTCCTTGTCAGCCAGTTGATTGACAAGGTGCCGCTGCAGGGTGCCCTTGGCCACAGCCATACGCACGGTCACGACATTCCGCTGCCCCTCCCGATGGACTCGTGAGAGGCTCTGGACCCAGTGCGAGGGGGTGATGGGTGGCTCGGTGTAGAGCACGTCCTGACAGACGTGCTGGCACCCGTCCACGCCTTGCCCTGCCGCCAGTGGGTTAGCCGCCAGTATCCGGCACTTGGGGTCGTCCAGGAACTTGTTGAGGTTCCTCTGCTTCTGGCCGGGCGACACCTGCCCCCAGATACCGGGGCACTTGAAGCGTCTCACAATCTCCTCGTTGGTCCGCTGGTAGTTCGAGAAGATGATCAGCTTCTTGTCGCCCAGTTCCTCCAACACCTCCTCGATCAAGGAGTAGACCTTCGACTTCAGGGTCTCGTCCTGCCCGAAGTAGTGCCACTGGCAGACGATCTGTCCCAGGGCGTGGTACAGCGCCGTGGCCTGGGTCAGGTCCAGCTTCTGCTCCTCCTTCCATTCCAGCAGCTTGTGCGTTGCCATCTTCCGGTACAGGGCCATGTGCGGGCTGTCCAGCTCGTACTCAATGTCCGAGATAATGCACTCGGGCAGGTCCGGGAGCACGTCCTCCTTGGTTCTCAGGAAGGAGTTGAACAGCAGGTTGTTGGTGAGCGTGTCCAGATTGACATACTCCACCGCCTTGTCGAAAGCGCCCTTGGCCCAGATGTGGGTCTGCTCGAAGTCAAGCAGGGTGCGGTACAGACCCGGTGTAATTAAGTTGATGTACGCATAAGCATCCTCCGGTACGTTAAGTGGGGTGCCGGTAAGCAACTGGTGTGACTTGTCCTCTACAAGACCCTGGTAGTGGTGGTAAATCGCAGACTCAACACTCTTGATGGCCTGAGCCTCATCCATGAGGACGTGCCATTTCTTCCCAGGCACAGGCTGTGTGGTGATGAAGTCGTAGTAGCCGTGGACGTTCTTCTTCCGGCTGCAAAAGTCCCGCTTGAAAATCTGCATCCCCATCAACAGGAAGTCGACGTCCAGGTCCAGGCTTTTCCGCTCTGTGGGAGAGCCCTGGTACTTGGTCACCCGCAGTGGCCTCCCATCCTTGTGCTTGACCCTGGACAGCCACCTCGCCCACTGTGCAACCAGGAGAGGGGGCATGATCCCGAGCGTGCCCTCGACCTCGCCCATGATCATCTTGTAAAGGGCGCAGAAGGTGCTGACTGCCGTCTTGCCGAGGCCAGGGTGCAGGTACAAGCCCGACTTGGGCCGTGGGGCTAGGTCATTCACCGCCTCTACCTGGAAGGGGTAGAGGGGGAATGGGAAGTCGTAGTGACTGAGGACTAGGTCATAGGGGGTCACTGGGTGGCTCTACCTTTATACACATGTCCTGGATGTACCTGCAGGTCAGGTCGTCCTCATCAATCTCCCATGCTGCAGGGTCCTCGCAGAATGCTCGACGGGCTTCGTCCTCGGTCTCAGCATAGACCGTGATGTGCAACTCGAATCTGAACTCCTTCATGCACTCCTCCTAAAATTCACACTGATCACGTTCCCCACCTCGGTCACGCCCAGCAACTTTCTCTGGACCTGATGTGCCCGGTGCTTGAGCACCGCCCGGTAGCCGCTCGGCCACTCGCCATCGACATGCCACGCCCACTCCTCCCACTGGTCCAGGAACTGGGCCGGGGGCAGCAGCAAGGACTGTCGCAGCTCAATGAACATGCCCGAGTTGATGGAGTGAGCAATGGGGTTGTCTCTGGCCGCCTCAATACCCTCGGTGTCGATGCGGGGCTCGACCAGGCCGAAGAGGTTCCACTTCTGCTGGTCGAAGCAGAAGATGCCCTGGACGTGGTCCAGGGTGACGTTGTGGGGTGGGAGTTCGTAGTAGGCTAGTTCCTGGATCATCAGTACGGTGTTCCTTCTATGACGTGGATGGCTGGGGCCGACTCAAATATGCCTATGAAGGAGAGGTCTGGGTCAAGCCTCATAAACTCTGTGTAGGCCCACACATCCTCAATAGTACGGGCGGCATAGTAATACTCCAGCCGCTCAACCTCAACACTTGTCCGGCCCGGCTCCTTGGTTAAGGTGCCGTCACGGTCACGTTCAACTATTGCCTTGAATATCTTCACTCTACACCCTTCGCATAAACGGCATCGCCGATCACAACGACACGCTGTGCTGATGACGCTTTGGTTCGGCTACTCCTGATGTAGCCATCATAGTCCAGGTCCAGTCTCTCGCCTAGTGACTGGTCAAAGACTCCTCGTAGTCCCAGCGCGTGAATGGTTTGGACATCGTCGTAAATACCTTCACAGAGTATGGTCACACCCCAGAGGGCCTTGACGACTCCGACCATGGTTTTACCGTGGAAAGCGACCTGCTTGAGGCTGAATCTTTCAGCCGTGGCTATCAGTACACCTTCAAACATGCCACTGGTTGGGCGCAGTGCCCAAGTATCGTCCTTATAATTCTTTGATATGGTAATTTGCATGGTTTCTTCCAAAGATTAAACAGGTAGCGACGGGATTGTCGCCACGTCACTACTTAGAACTGGTGTACCTCCAGCTTCTCGTGGGGGTAGACACCACGAATGTTCTTGTGAAAATAAGAGCCGACTGAGTCGGCTTTGATGAGGGCCAGGTACTGTGCCTTGGGTACGTTCTCGTACTTGTAGGCAACACCACTATTGAACAGCAGGTAGAGTGTGTCGCTGTAGCCGGCCTTGGCGATGTTGGACGATGTCACGTCCTGTTGAAGTTGGTAAGGCATGAGCGTCTCCAGTCAGAAGTATTGGATTCTGGGCGGTGGGGTTATGGGTGTCATCGGTCTCGGATACGGAACCTGTAAGGCGCAGCCTTTTGGAACCCTCATGTCCTTGCTAGGGACAAGAAGGATGCAGTAGGGCAGTGACAGAAGTTGTCTCGGGGCTGCGTTGTGTTTGCACCGGACACCACAGATTGCAATGCAGTTGATGCTTGGTTGCTTCTGGGTCATGTCTTAACCCCCATCGACACATTGAATTTGGACCGATGCTTGTTGCAGTCGGCCCATGCTTGTTCAGGTGTGTGACCAAGGCCAACGAAGTAGCCCCAGAAACACCACCACTTACCGTTGCTCCGGTGAATATGTGCTCTCATTCTCATGTCATCTCCTTCAAAAGTTGATACGTTTTTGGACTAACAACAATGGTTCCGTCACCAAGTCTAAAGACTTGCTCTCTGGTCCCGAACTGCTCCAGCAACCAAGCATTCATATCCGCAATGCACTCGTCCGAGGCTGCCGTGAAGTCATGACTGAGGGACACAGCCGGGATCGGAGAAAGCCAGGAGCTGACAACAATGTTCATCCCTCCGAGCTGCATGCCCCGCAGGTGGCGGGTGTCGATAGAGCTGCCGCTCACGGCAACAACTCCGTCAGCGTCCGCAGGTACGTGCTGGTGAAGGCCTCGATGCCAACCAGCGGTGCTGACATCCTGCTCAAGTCCTTGTAGACCGGGTGCAGTGCCAACAGCATGGGTAGGTCAGGACCTCTGTTCAGGCACTTGTGCTTGGGGATATGCTCATATTTCACTTTGTATCCTTTCTTCTAACTTGTCCCAGAGGAGACGATAGGTGCAACCCTCAAGCTCCTCTGCAAAACCTGCATTGATCAGGGTCTCGATTGCGTTCTCCTCTGCACTCATGAAGCTGTGCGAGAACGTGTCATCTGATCGCCAGCAGAAG